TTCAGTCTTGGCCAAAAGCATAGACTGCTGGAGGGCTGCATAATACATGTGGGCGAAAATCTGTCGATTGAGACTGAATGCTTCGGGGCTTTCCCAATTAACCTTGAGAAGGGCAAATACATCGGCCAAGCCCTGTACACCGAGACCGATGGGGCGATGACGCATATTGGACTTGAGGGTCTCCGGCGTCGGATAGAAGTTTACATCAATCACACGGTTAAGATTGGTTGTTGCCAATGCCACAGTCCGACGGAAAGCAGCAAAATCGAAAGAGCCATTTGTAATAAATGCTGGAAGGGCCATGGACGCAAGGTTACAGACTGCTGTCTCATCTGGTGCTGAGTACTCAATGATTTCCGAGCAGAGATTGGATGACTTAATCACGCCCAGATTCTTCTGGTTGCTCTTGCGGTTACAGGCATCCTTGTAGACTAGATAAGGCGTGCCTGTCTCAATCTGAGACTCTAGAATCTCAAACCACAACTTCTGTGCCTTCATGGTCTTCCGCCCCTTACCCTCGGCCTCATAGCGTGTATACAGGGCCTTAAACTCTTCACCATAGCAGTCAGATAGACCAGGTGCCTCCGCGGGGCAAAAGAGCGTCCAATCCCCATTTGCAACAACCCGCTCCATAAAGAGGTCGGGCACCCACAGAGCATAGAAGAGGTCACGGGCCTTCTCATCCTCCGAGCCCGTATTCATCTTCATGCGGATGAAGTCCCCAATGTCCGCGTGCCATGGCTCAAGGTAGATGGCGAATGAACCATTACGCTTTCCACCACCATTGTGAACAACACCACCATGAGCAATTGTATAATTATGCGAAGGCTTAATCTCAAAGTCATGGACAGGGCCCTCATATGTGCTTTCAGTAATTGACTCAATGCGGGAGAAGAGTTGGTTTCCGTGCTGGAAGTATGTGAAATATTCACTCTTAGGTGCGGTGGGAAAGTAGGTCATAACTTCGGGGATACGAGGAATACGCAGAACTTTAGTAGTCTTGCGTGTAGTGATATTCTTATAAGAACTTACATTTCCAACACGGTCACGGTCATATCCAGATGCTAGAGCACCAAGCCGGAGAAACATATAACGCACAGACTCAATGATTGAATCAGATGACATCTCAAGAGATACCTCCTTAGTTCCAATACATCCATCCGTTTCTAGCAGGCCGCGAATAATCTGTACGGTCTTCTCCTTGGGTAGATGGAGGAAACTAGCAGGAATGGTCTTCTCCTTATTTACATCATAAAGGTCTGCTCGTGTAAACTTAAATCCGGCAGAATTTGGTGACCAGCGAATACGACGAGTGTTCTCTTCAACTACATCATGGCTGCGGACACCACGATTAGCAAGATACTCAGATACGAAGTCAGCAACGCCCTGCTTGTTATCCTTATGAAGGCTTACATATGCAGTGGCTTCACTAATATGACCATCACCAAGCATAATACCATAGAATCGGCAATCATCGGGAGAAAGCGATACAATATCCTTCTCATATGAGGGAATCGGAAACACAACGAAATCAGTTTCATTCACATCTCGAGCATCAACATACATTGGAGTTGCTAGGTTCTTCGCAAGACGATTCTGAATTGTCGCAAAGTTTAGACCCTTCTGCTGGCCTGAAAGAACTAGAATCTGATGCCCCCGAGTCACCTTGATACGACTAATAGAGTTCTTGACTGAAATCTCTAGCATAGGTCCAGAATAGTCGTGGCGAACAGGAATATTAACTTCTTCGTAGACACCAGTTGCAGTAAGAACCTTATCACTTACGCCAACTTCACTGATTTGCTTGACCCCATTCTCAGTAAAGAGAAGCGTGTCAGGAGTAAAACACTGGTCAACGTAGCAGGCCGTGTTATTGAACACACGAAGCATCGGCACAATTCCGTTGCTGACACCGTTCGTGCCATGGATAATAGAGCCCTTAGCACGGACATTATGGATGTGGAGACCAATTCCGCCGCTATGCTTGCTAATCGTGGCACAGTCCTTGAGGGTATCGTAGATTCCAGCAATAGAATCCTCCTTCATCGCCAGTAGGAAACAGCTGCTGAGCTGGGGCTTCGGAGTACAGCTGTTGAAGAGGGTGGGGGTAGCGTGCGTATAGAGCTTCTGGCTCATCGCATCATACGTCTCAAAGGCCTTCTCCAGATTGGCGGGCCAGAGTTCCAGGGCCGTCCTCATCCACATATGCTGCGGCCTCTCGAGCACCTTGCGATACTCATCCCGGAGAAGATATGACTTCTCAAGTGTCTTGAAGCCGAAATAATCAAAGAGATAGTCGCGGTTGTAATCCAACTTTGCCTCAATCTGCTGAGAATGGATGCCCATGATAGCAACAAGATTGTCACTGACGGCGGGCTGGGTTTCACCCTTCTTGTTCTTCACAGCTGCTAGACGTGTTACAACTTCAAGAAAAGTGGTTGGTGTATTCTTGTGGTGATTACTTACAGCAATCCGGGATGCTAGAATGCCATAATCTGGATGCTCGGTAATATAAGCAATTGCTGTCGTACAAGTTAGTTCATCCAAATCACTTGTCTTAATTCCGTCAATGATAGAGCCCAACACCTTCTGTGCAATCATTGTCGGATTTACAGAAAGACCGTCACAGGCACCGCGAATTCGAGCAGTTACCTTATCAAAACTGACAGCCTCCATTTCGCCATTTCGCTTCACAACACGCATATCTACGATAATACTCATTCCTTTGTTTGCTAAACTAACGCATCCGGGTTTATTCAAATTTATTATATGTATAGGATAGAATGTTACCTATATTCTTATTAATTTTACTGCTCATTTTTGGACTAAATGTTCTGACATGGTTTACGAATTATACACCCACCCTAAATGGACCTGCTGCTCCTGCTTTACCGCCCATAATAAAGCAGGAAAATTTTGATTCTACTGAAAAAAATCAAGTTGATGAAGACTACAGACTTCTAGCAGATGTCCTTCCTCTTGAGGATTCAAAGGCGGTTGCTCGTTTTGATATAACGTCTGAAGCCTGCCGTTTAAAAGATGCAGCACTGGACCTACAATTGAATGGGGACTATTCACAGAGAACTAATAATTATCTGCGGAAATTCCCTGATAGTTGCTCGGCTCCCCGGCACGAAATGCTTTTGGACTTCTATGCTAGTTCCGAGAAGAAGCCAATTCAAGCAGGTACGCTCTGCTAATCATCCTTAATAAACATATAGCGATTCTGAGTAGCAAACCAACGTTCATATTCAACGTCCCAGCAGGACCAAAACTGCTGGTAACCCGGCCAACCGACCTCAGTCCACCAGAAAGAATTTCTGTGAACTGTTTTCCAGTGACTATCTTCTAAAGACCAATACATCCTTTCATGAACTACGCTTTCCTGCTTGAGTGTAGTAGGTTGCCATACTTCCAGTTTTGTTGCTTCATTTTCATAAAAGGGCCCATATTCATATCGTAATACGCCTTCCTCTTCAATCACAGCAAGAATACCCGACCATCCTTTTGATGTGGGAACTACAGATGATTGACTAAACTTCATTTCCACATATTCTACTGCTGGACAGTTGGTAACTTCCATTTGGATTTGCATCTGACAGTAATATTCATAGGGAATCTCATCATCTACAAGAATACGTGTAATGGGACATTTAATCTCAACTAGGTGACCCGCTTTGCTGCCCGATTCAATAAGACCATCTGGACTAGCAGCCAGTTTCTTGTGCTCTTTATGAATAATACGACCCAAATTATCAGCAATTGGACTACTATCAAAGAACAGGACGGATGCTAGATTTCTTGCGATTGGCTCAAAACGATGGCCCCATGTTGTGGGCTGTAAGAGTCTATTCTCATTACTGATTCCAACGGGCGTTGATTCAATAGAGGGTGTGAAAGCTGTATTCTGTTGGCTTGCTAATGCTGCTGCTTTAATAAATTTGCGGTCGTAAACATTCTTACGGGCGGCCGGAGCAGTACCGATTGCATATCCGAATTCACTAGCAGTTAGTAAGTTGATTTTCTCTGCGTGCCACTCATATGTATGTTGTTCTGTTTGGGGCTTATCCTTGATTGATTTAATAAAATCGGCTGCTTCCTGCTGTGTAAAACGGGGTGCTTTCTTCTGTGCCCATTTCATTGAAGACAGGAGTAAACAATCTAGGATTTCACGTTCTTTTTTGCTTTGTTGGAGGTCTTTTTCAATATGTTCATTTAGTGTTTGCCATTCCTGCCAAATATCTTCGCGAACGTAGTCAAGTTCCCAGTTATCTAATGGGAAATTTCGGTCAGATTGTTCGTACCAGTCATTGAACCAATGACAAATATTCGAATACATCGTCTCTATTTCTCCGTCGCATTTTCTGTCACTTGCTCCAGCGGTTGTACACGTGATCTCCGTTTGGTCGCACGTGGTAATTCAACTTTAAAGGAACGGCCTGTATCTGTTGTTTGAATTGTTAGGCCTTTTATTTCATCAATTTTACAGGTTTCGGTATTATAATTTATAATGAGACGAGTTTTGAGAAGACCACGGTCAAGAGCAGATAAAAGACATTGCGTTAAACGAAGTTTTTCATCTGCTGTAATATCCTTGTATTCATTGGCGAAAGCACGAATGCGATCCATCTTAAGAGCACGGTCTAACTTTATCCATGGTCGCTTAAGAGTATTTTTATTTTCAGATGTAAAAAAAGCATCCATTCCCTTTTCCATATTCTGTAAGAAATCAAGTGGAGATGAGGACTGGACTGGTTGCGTAGGCTGAGTAGGTTGCGGAGGTTGTGTTGGCACACCTACTGAATTTATAATAGTCTTAACACGTTTTACTGTTTTTGCTCGTTGCATTCTTACCTAAGTATATATAGCACTACCCGTTTAGGTTCATAAGTTATCAGTTGTTTTACTGGACACATCAAGAGCTCTACGTAATATATTTTGTGTTTGTAGTGGTATATTTAATGCTTTATTCCATCCAAATGGGTCTTCAATTGAGTGAAGGGATTTATTATATAAAAGAGTTGAACTTTGCCATGTATCCGATGGAGGCTTTGAATGCTCTTCAAATAAATTGGGGGATTTAGAGTCGGTAAACCAATAGACTTTATATAAATTCCAATTACCTCTGGGTAGCAAGACCCCTTCACTCTTAGCAGAGTATGGTAATACATAAAACGAGAATAGACTCATTATCTATCAATATGGAATTCACTTTAGGTTCGCGGTTAATTCACTTTATATTTTGATTTAATAGAATAGGGTATGCAGAGACCAAACTCTACTTTTCATGGTATGAATCCTCAAGAAAGAGAAACTAAATTATCCGCTCTTCGTTTTAATCCACTTGGACCTCGAAATGTTGTAGATCCTTCTGTTTTTTCACGCCCTGTAGCACAGGCATTTAGAAAAGAGGAACGTTCTGTTTTAAATGAACCGGTTGTAACGGAGGGTCCTGCAATAAATGCGGGTACAGTCTCGTGGAACGAGCCAATCCGGCCTCCCCCTACGGGGTCGGGAATACGAATTCGCGTTGAACCTAATTCGCGTGATGCGATGAACAGTCGCATTCTTGAGCAGATGCCTTTTACTGCTGCTCGTAATATTACCCCCAAAGATATTCTAAATTCAACAAAACCGATTGTTCAGGACATGAATCCAATTGATTCCAGACGTGGAGTTAATAGTTATAAGCAAGCAGTTGAATTCTTCCCTGATGCTGAT